TCATTTAAAGAAACTGTTCCAGCATTACCAGATGATACTGAAATATTTGTAAATTCATCCAGTCCTACATCATCCAGATCCCTGATCATACGAAATTCTGTTCGCTTGACAAAAGCGGAAACCTGAGTAGCAAACTCCGTAGAGTCATTCTCTGTCGTATTGACAAGATCTGTCTTTAAATAAGCATAATCAGGCATGACTAGCCTAGCATTGCAGTAAGAACACAACCATCTGTAGGACCAGATACACTGACTACACCATAAACAGCTACACCAAGTTCTCCAATATAAATATCGCTGGCTTCATTTGCAGCTACCTGAAATTTAATTGCAGTACCTTCTGCCGTTTTGTTTGTGATCTGTCTCTGTCCCTTAATTGAATAGGAGCCAGCAGCAGTTGCCAGTGCATGTATTGCTATGATACGTGTGGTACTTGGAAGATTGGCATCAGCCGTTCCATTGCTTCCTACCGTTGTATCATCGTCTACATATGTAAGTACGGCATCCCCTGTAGCTATCGCAACTTTAATATTTGTTGACATGATATCTCCTTGTCAGTAAAGAGAGAGTGGCATTACACCACCCTCTCTCACCAGGTTGTTAGCCAGCGCTTCCGAAGAAACCACGCCAGTCAGAAACACCGAAGCTATAACGCTCCCGTGCCTTGAATCGCAGGTTTCCTGTATCGAAGTCAGGCTCCATCTTGGTCTGAAGTGGCGAACGAACAAACATTTTCGTTCCATTCGGCACATCGGTTTTCACAAACCATGCATCTGTATCGGTCAGACGCCGGTTAATGAAATAACCTTCAGGAACCATACCCATATGACGAACTGCATTAATGGCATTCGTATTTGGATTGGCATCGGCTGCACTCGTCTGAGTGTTGCCAGGGCTGCTCAAAACACGGTCTGCCACTGCCCAGTAGTCAACCGGGATATGGAGAGAAACCGCAGATGCACCTACCAGAATACCACGATCATCCTTGATCTTCTGAATAGATGTAAGTGCTGTTTCCAGGGTTGATTCTGCCAGATCAGACGCAGCCAGAAGGTTGGACTGATTACCGTCAGAAATTGTCGGATGTGCGGCAGAGAAGAAAGCAGCACTATCGCCAATGGTATCAGAGAAACCATTATTGAAAATATTTGCTCCTTTAACCTGTTTGGTATTCGCCATTGCACGGGCAAGACCTTTTGCACGCAGTTTGGCAAACGTATCATACAGGTTGTCTTCCATTGCTTCTTCAGTGACAGCAAAAGCAAGCGCCACAGTTTCCGCTGTGTAGCGGGCTGTATAGCTTTCCTGTGCATCATCGTAAGAAACAGCGGCTCCTTCACCTTTCGTGGGGGCGGTACCGAAACCAGTGAAGAGGACTTCTTCCTCAAACGCCCTATCCGAGTTCTCTATTTCATAAAGAGGCTCATGCTCATTATTTACCTCTCCATACTCCATTCCAAATACGGCGTTAAGACCGGGAAGGAGTTCTTTGCTAATACTAGCTCTATTAATAGCCATAATAAATCCTCCCTATTAAGCCGTTGAAGCTGTTGCAGTTACGTAACGGTCACGATGCTGGTTAATCCAGACTTCGACAATTGGATAGGCATCCGAATCCTTTTCATCAGGATACTTAGCTTTACCAATTACCCGTACCGCTGCCGTAGCTTCAGTTCCAGATGCGCCATCAAGGTAGTAACTAGACTGACCTGTAACGGTGCTACCAGAACTTGCAGTGGAGCTTACTGTTACGTTATAGTTCTTGACAATTGCCAACTCTGCTGCTGACAATGACAAGGACGCCTGTATGTAATAGGTCTGATCTGGATCAGTTATTACAAAGAATTTAATATCCGTGGCACTCGTTCCACCGTTCCAGTAACGGGCGAACTTCTGCTCTCCATTTTCCACATACTGACAGCCCATGAAAACACCAGAGGCTTTTAGAGTTGCAGCAATGTAAGGTGATATGGTTGCAAAGTTTGCACCCGGCATAACGACGGGATCACCAGTGAAAATGTTATTACTCGGTGATTGCGCCTGCCCCGTTGAGGTAAGCGTAATCATGTCTGTAACGGCCTCATTATTATAGTTGCCGCCTTTCTTACGAGCAGGAATGAAACCACGAAATGCTTTAGTAGTAGACATGTTTCATCTCCTTGTTAATATAGGAGCTAGTCCTGAAAACTAGGTACTCGCCCCTTGGTTGTTACAGAACGACTCGAATTTGTAATGGGCATTCTGGAATCAGAACTCTTCATCAATTGTGCGTTTACTGCATCCATCTGATCGTTAGCTTTCTGTTCATAGAACTTCCTTCGAGAGTTCACTTTACCGGCTGGCATTTTAACCAGGGCCACATCTCCACGACAAACTGCACCCTGATACCTGCCTTCATCCCGCACGAAGGATGTGAGAGCCATTTCTGGAACTTCATCTGGAGATACGAATTCCCATCCAAGCTGTAGTTTCTTGCCTACATTTCCGATGTCGTCCTGACCTTTAATGGAGATGCGTATCCAACGAAGCGCCAGTCCATCATTATCAAATCGTGCTTCCACACTATCTGGAATAGTCAGCGCATTAGGTTCTTCAAAGGTCCAATTCTCTTCTCTAAGATTCTGTTCTCTTAATGTCTCGCTACGTGTCTCATTTCGTGTTGTCATATTTCGTTCCTCCACGTCTCTAGTTTACAGTCGTATACTCACCGTCAGCCTGTGTAACTTTAAGCTTTTCGGCGGCATACTGTTCAAGTGGGATATTCCATTTCTGAGCCAGTCTCACATCTTCTTTTGAGAGCTTGACTTTTCTGCTGGAAGACGGGGACGAGCGTGAAGACCCCGATACCACTTGAGCAGGTTGTGACGTATTTGAAGCAACTTCTGCTTCAGTTTCCTGCACACGTTCATAATTTTGAGGGAAAGCATTTTGTAGCCTTCTGTCAACTTCGTTATAAAATTCTTCATCATCAGGACTATAACCTTCTCCTTTTAACTCTGCATCGATTGCCAGTGCAGCAGCCGTTCTAATTGTGTCTTTACCAAACCAGTCATTATCTGAAGCCCAGTTATTTGCTCTGGGATCGTAAGCTGGTGAACGGGCCTGTACTGGTGCTGCCTGTTCCTGTACTGGAACTTCCTCATAATTCAGTTTGGCAGAACCAACAGTTTTCAGATCCGCCTGTGCATCATTCAGAGATTCCTGTGCCTGAAGAAGCTTTTCCTTGTTTCCTTCTTCAAATGCTTCCAGATAAACCTGTCGAGCCAGTTCAACCTTGTCAGTAAGCTGTTTTTCCGAGGCATCCAGACTAAGTTTATTTACATTATACAGTTCCTGATCTTTTTTTCCAAGGGTATGTGTCAGAGACTCATTCTGATCTATCAGTGACTGAATCTGTTCATCACGTTCCTTTCGCTGTCTGATAAGCTGACGTATTCTTTTTTCAGCACCCTTGGTTTCTATACCTTCCAGTTCCTTTGGAGTTTCTTCTTTCTGGGAAACTTCCTGTTCTGGAGAAGCAGTTTCTTCCGGGCTGCTCTGAACTTCTTCTTCTACTTCGTATTCAACCTGATCCGAATCTTCTGCTGATTCAGGAATCTCAATTTCATTCCACTCTTCTTTTTCACTCATGTTACTCTCCGTTGTTAACGACACAAACGATTTACGTTTATTTATGGTACTATTATAACATATTTTTTCCAGTTTCCCAAATCAGGAAGATCCTTTTCCCAGATTAAAGGTTGGATCAAGGTCTTTTGGATCTTCAACTTTCATGATAATCTGATCATCAAAGAGAAGAATCAGGCGTACACCCTTGTAAAAAAGCTTTGTTCCTGCATGTTTTCCATAACATACATAGTCACCTACATTACACCAAGCACCACTTGGAAACTTGTCCTTGTCCATATAGGCAAGATCGCCCAGAGCAAGTACATGTGCCACTGTAGTCAGATAGGACATGTCATCCCTGGTTGAATCTGGTATGAATATACCGCCTTTGGTTACACTTTTTACCGATACGGGGCGAACCAGTACATGAAATCCCGGAAGATCGGGAAGCGGATTGGGATCTGGAGATTCTTCCAGGTCTGTAATCCACATATCATTCTTGATTGCACCACCTAAATCCACCTGTTGCATACTATCCTTCATCCTCTCTGTACATGCGTTTTTTAATAATGTCTGTTAAGTTATCTCTGGCCCATTCTATTCCAGATATGGAACCAACTACCTGCCGATAATGAGCATAATCTTCTGCCAGACCACTACTGAGAGTAAGCCTGAGATTATTTATTTCCGTATTATACTCACTTACCACTTCATCCCAGATATCCATACCTAGTCGTACATGGAACTCTTGCGACTACGTTTTTTGGGATCGGGCATCTTAAAGGAAGAATCCTCAAATTTACCCAGTGAAGACCGCATTGATCGTGGTCCCCATACAGCAGGTTCTTTAAAGGGATCTCCAAAACTTTTATCGGTATCCTTTACATGATCAGGATAACCTTTACCTTTCTGCATCATTTTTCATCTCCTTCTGTTGTGCAATAGCCATCTTGACAAGGGCATCAAGACCCTTTATATCAAGTTCTTTATTGTCTTTGGTCTGTGAATCAAACATATCTTTCAGGACGTTCATGACTTCTTTTTCGTCTTCCTTGTTCATCTTGAATTCTTCTATGGCAGCTTTACCCATAATCTCTATTTCTTTTATTCTTTCCTTGCTGCTTCGATCTGCTTCAGATTTCTCCCGTTTGAAGTTATCAGTAGAACCTGTTTTGAGCATACCAATAATCTGTTCATTTTCTTCAAGTTCAAGTTTCTTGTTCTTCAGTTCAAGCTCGGCTGCATTTGTCATGGTATCTGACTGAAGTTTCTGTTTCTCCAGTTCAACCTTGGCCTGTTCAAGCGAAACAAGCTGCTGTTCGGGAGACTGTGCCTGTCCCATTGCCTGATTGGCATTCATGACCTGTTGGGCTGCTTCAGCCATTGCCATCTCTACTGCTGATGGATCTTTAGCGGCCTGTGGATTCTGCTGCATCATCTGCTGGGTAATACCACTCATCTGCTCCTGATACTTCATTACAGAATGTTCCTGTATGTTAGCCTGTAATATGGGAGCTATTCTTTGCATAACAGGATTGCCACCATTCATGGGATCTTGAAGATAGGCCATCTTTACCTGTATGTGAGCATCATGATTCTGTCCTGGAAATGCGGATATAGGTACACCCTTTGTTGCAGCCATAATATCTGATACGGGGTCCATTGGTTTTGGTTCTATCTTGGGTGGCAGTATCTCTTCCACATTAGGCATGTTGGCAGCATTGAGTATTGTACGATTCAATGCTTCAAGATTGAACATTCCTGGTGGAGACTGTTGTGCCATTTGCAGGGCCATATTAGCCATCATCATACGATGTGCGTTGGATGGTATATTAGGATCAGATACCGGAATGATATCTATACGTCCATCAAAATCTTTCTTGAAAATGCTTCTGTCTTCGTAGGGAATATCATAGGGGTATTCTTCTGGAAGATATTCATAATCAATTCGGGCAAGAATTTTAAATTCATCTTTCTGTGATTTGTGCAGACGTTTGTGTATGGCTGTGAAGAATTTACTGGATGCTTCCAGAAGTGCCATTGTGGTGCCAACAGGTCCATAGGAGGCAGCATCAGAGATAACCTGCTCTGTGCTGTCCGCAAACTTCTGACCAGCAGTAGCTACGAAATTCAACATCTGGAATAGAGTAGAGGAAGGCTCTTTATAGGGAAGGGGAACAATAGCCTTTGATAAATCTACACCAGTTGCTTCAACCTCCTTGAACTCGCCGGGAGCTATAGGTTCGTTGTCACCAACCATCCTAACTCCCTTGGCCTTAAATCCTCCCGGTAAATTGGCAAACTGCCCAGCATCTATAAGGGAACGCATAGCTGCTGTAGCACTCATTGTGAGATTGCCAAGGAAGTGTATAAGGCCCAGGCCGTAAAAACCAAAGCCGGGAACAAATCTATAATGCACAAAATGGCTTACTTTTTCTTTGTTCACATCATCTTGCTTGTAGTTTCTACGGATACTTAGTATCTGTCTGGACTGTTGTTCGACAGTTACAATATAGGGTAATGCTTCTTCTTCATCTTCAATTGTAAGATAACAGTGCTGTTCCAGAAGAATATACTGAGGATCATGATCAGAAGATGGAGACAATCCAAGAATAGTATCCATCTTCTCTGTGAAGGGCATGATGTTTGTTGAGGATGGGGTAGGAAGATCCACCTCCTGATAAACACCAGCCCTGATATCTCTTGCTATCTCAACAGGACTTCTGTAAATAACATGTGTGTAACGATCTGCATTTGCAAGATCAGTTGCATAATAGGAAACATAGAACTGATCTATGGGTATGAATTCTGAATGTGGTCTCTTGGTTGTGGCATCATAGTACAGCTTCTTGAAGGCAGATCCAATAAGTGGGAGATGAAAAAGCATTCTTTCAAATTCATCAAAGTATTCCGGCATCTGCTCGGTAAGCTGATAGTTCATGAAGTTCTGTACACGATTGGCCTGTAATTCCTTCTCTGGAGTTGACGAACCAAATATCCTGGCCTTTACAGGACCGCTTGTGGGGAAGAGTTCACCGGAAGCCTTGGACTGGAACTTGACTGCCGACTCTATGAGAAGGGGATGGACAGCCGTACATGCACCATCAAAGGGTTCAGTTCCCGGCTCAAGTTTTAATCCCAATAAATCAAAGCCTCTTTCAAACATGGACTCCCAGTCTCCTCTGGAATCCTTGTCAGCTTCAAAGTTTTCTATGACATCACTGGCTATATCTACAAGTTCAGCATCTTCCAGTGTTTCTGAAAGATCACCATACCATTCTGCAATATCTTCCGAAGCTTCCATTTCTACATTCTCTTCTGAGAAATCTACTATGACACCTCCATCAGTAGGATCTATCTCAAAAGTGGCCTCTGATGTACTCTCCATATCAGCCATAGGAACTACATTACTTACTTCTTCCGGCATTGTCTCAAAAGGATTTCTTTCGGTTGCCATTATACTGAACCCCTCCTACCATAAGACTGTTCTAAAATATCTGGTAAACCAGTCTGATCAACGTCATCTCCATACATATCTCTTAATATTCTCTGATATTCAGGTGTTAAGTTCTGAAACCAGTTCTCTTCATCAGCTTCTTCTTCATTATCAAACAGATTTGTTATTAAAGCTTTATATTCAGTATCATCATCATCTTCTGCTTTCTGTTCTGCTAGTGGGAAATCTTCTTCTGACATTGTATCTTCATCAAAAGAAGGCTGATCTACACCATGTACATCGGTACTCATTTCATCTGGGTCCATATGATCATATTCCGATCTGCTTTTACCTCCAAGCCAACCTGCTATTGTTTCAGTACCTAGTTGTGTTGGATCTTTTTCACCAGTAGCAAGTTCGCCAATAGATCTTCCTGTTGTTAAATGAGCCACTAGATTAGGAATAATACCAAAAGGAGTAACAGCCGCCACTTTATTTGCTAACAAAGAAAGAAAAGTATTTAACCACGATGTAGTTGTAGATTTGTTTAACGCTGATTGAGGATCATCCGGTGTTCCCATATAGGCTTTTGAGATTGGACCCATATCAAAAAAGTCTCCTAATGGACCTCTATCATCAGGGTCAGGAGGTCCAGTTGGTTCTCCCTCATCTACAGCTTCATCTGGACCATCTTCAGATCCTTCAGGACCAGTACCCATATAATAAGCGGGAATACCATTAACCATTCTACCACTTCCGCCTAATCGTTGAAGAAGACCGCCCTCACCAGGAGTAATATAGGACAACTCATGGGGTTGACCCTTGATACTTATATTCTTTTCCAGAGAAGATAGGCCACCATCCATAGGTATTGCAATGTTGAAAGGACCAGCCTGTATTCTT